GCTAAACACTTAGCCTGTACAGAGTTGTGGAAAGGCAAAGGTGGACGAACTAAGAGTTCTCCTAAGAGCAGAAAAGGCAAATACTAGATGGCAAGATACGATTCATACGGAGCTGTAGATGATCGGCTTATAGAAGATTTAGACCAAGGTTTTGTTGGGTTTAACCAGAAGCTTAGGCCCGATCAGCTCCGCCCTGGAATCTTGGCTGAGTCCAATAATGGTCGTATGGATCTTAATGGGCAATGGCAACCAAGAAAGGGGATGGAACTTTTTTCTGCTCCTTTTAATCCTTCTGTTTTTACTGTTCCGTTTTACTTGTATGAATCTATTCCTGCTGTTGCATCTTACAGTGTAACTGGTCAAGTAATTACTGTAACCTTTGGTTCAGCTCATGGGATTAATAATCAGACTGGGGTAAATATTAGTGGATTAAGCTATACTGGAGAAGTCAATCCTAATGGAAATTTTATTGCTACAGTAACAAGTACTACCCAGTTCACGTACACGGTCACAGATCTTTCTGTTACCCCCACTGGGACAATGACTGTTACGGGCATGAAAATAAATAATTCTTCTAGTAACTTTATTGAGGCATCTTGCGAGTACTCTGACACAAATAACGCATCAGAGTCTTATATCGCTTGTGTAGCTAGTAATAAAACTGTACTTGTACGCACTGCTGATTCTGGTAATACTACAGTTACTTTAACTTATCCAACTGGAGAAACTGTTCCAAGTGGTTCTAATGTTATACAGATTTTTAATAAAGTTTACATTTTCCGTAAGGGGAAAATTGCTTTAGAGTGGAGTGGAAACATTACTGACACTGCTTTTACTCTTGCATCTAACGGAGATTACAGCCAGCCAAAGCAACTTACTCCAAATGATGTTGATATTGTTGATGGCAAAGCTACTGCTACTTTTAATAACTTAGCAGCAATGGATGATTTAAAGATTGGTGATACTTTTACTATAGAAAGTACAGGATCTCCTTCAACCTTTACAATAGGAGATCAATTTATAGTAGCTGAAAGAGACGATACTGCTTTTACTGTAAGTTTTTACGTTCAATTGCCCAATCAAAATAATGTTAGTGGAGTTATTATCCAGAAGCCAGTTTCTATTGGGCTTGGATTTAGCCATATGCCAGCTCCTGAGTTTGGTACGTACCACCAGCGTAGGCTAATTGTTCCTTATCAGTACGATGTAAGCGGAACATCAGGATCTGCTGCAATTACTGACAGAAAGATATTAGACGAGGTTTTATTTTCGGATATTCTTGATGCAGATACTTATGACAGGGTTTATGGTCAGTTCAGGTTTAATGCTGGTTCAGCGGATTACCTTGTTGGATTGCATTCTTTTTCCGATGACCAGTTAGTTGTATTTAATCGCAACAGCATTCATACCGTTAGAAACAGTTTAGATCTTCAGTCATCTGTATCGCAGTTAATTACTAGTGAAGTTGGCTGTGTTGCTAGAAATAGCATTCAACAAGTTGGTAACTCTATGCTTTTCTTGTCAGACAATGGAGTCTACGGAATGAACTTTATTGACTTGTACAACCTTAGAGGTCAAGACTTGCCACTTTCTTCTTCTATTGAGGGTATCATGCAAAGGATTAATAAAGAGTACGTTCATAACGCTACTTCTGTTTACTTTGACAACAGGTACTACTTAGCTATTCCCATTGATGGATCTTCTGTTAATAACGCTTTAGTTATTTACAATTTTATTAACAAGCAGTGGGAGTCCATTGATTCTATTGCTAGTACAGATTGGGATTTTACACATTTAGTTGTTGGTGGAGCTGATGCCCAACGTGGTGTTTACTGTATTAACAGGAATGGTGGAGTGCATAAGTACGAATCTAGGTCTGATGATTCCGATAATTACGTAATTCAAGTTGGGGAACAGGCAATTAGCACACAGGTAGATTCGTCTGTTGTTACCAGAATGTTCGTCCTTAACTCCATTGATCGTAAAAAATGGAACAATTTTGACTTGCACATTGAGTCAAGCAGCACCAATATTTCTGATGGAAACTTAGAAGCAATCACAGAAAATATTGATGATATAATAGACCTTGGAACTATTTCAGATTTAAATGGAGAAGAAATTCCAATAGCTGAAGATGTTTCTCTTAGGGGCAGATTTGGAAACAGACGAGCTTACGGATTACAATTTAAATTAACAGCAACTAAAGGAAGACCAAAATTTAGATCATTAAAGGTAGCGGGAGCTACTACATTTAGAAGTTTACAGAAAGCAGAATAATGGCCGTACTAACTACAGGACACACATTTGCTGATGGACAGCAAGTTACATCAGATCGACTAAACAATATAGCCAATGCAGCTACGTTTGCATCTGCCGCTGTAGATGGGACAACTACTCAGCTTTCTAGTGGAGCAATTATTGTTAAGGACTTAGGCATTAGTACTGGTAAAATTGCATCTAGTGCAATTACCACTGCTAAACTTGCAACTAACTCAGTTAGTACTGCTAAGATAATAGACAGCAATGTTACAAAGGCTAAGATCGAAAACTTTACTAATCTTACTGTTCTGGGTAACGTTTCGGGTAGTGCAGCTACCCCTGCTGAAGTAACTATTTTAGATGAGGATAATATGTCCTCTAACTCTGCTACATCTCTTGCCACTCAGCAAAGTATAAAAGCTTATACTGACTCAAAGGTAGACGGAACAGGCCCTGGATCATTTACTACTCTTACAGCATCCGACGATGCCAACTTCGACTCAGGTACATTGTTTGTAGATGCGTCTGCTAGTAAAGTTGGGGTTCTTCATACTACACCAGATGAGGCGTTACAGGTTATTGGTAACATTAGGATTGGCGATGATTCTGTAGCTGATATGTTATTGAAAGGGGCAACTGCTCCTACTGTAAGTGTTGGAGGATCTGGTGAAGCAGCGATTGTTACTACAAAAGGATCAGGAAGTGGGGCTTTTCATGTTGGTGTAGAAGTTCCAGCTAATGATGCTAATGATGGATTTTATGTAGCTACGGATGCAAACACAGATGGAACGGTAGATACTGTTGCGTTAAAAATCCGAGCTGATGGCAATGTAGGCATTGGTACTACGAGTCCTTCTTATAAATTACATTTATCTGAAGCATCAACAGATTTTGCTGCTCTGATTGCCAATAGCACCTCCAGTGGAAATGGTTTAAAAATTGATGCTGGTGATAATTCTGGCGACCGCATCCTCCAGTTGAGTGATAAGGATGGAAATGAGAAGATGCGAGTCGGTGCAACTGGCTTAGTCGGTATAGGTACTACGTCACCTGCAAACGCTCTTCACGTTGTAGGGAATGATGAAGAAACTTCTGCTATTAACACTGCCACAGCTACATCCTTGGAGGTTGCTGGAAACGGAACTTCTACAAACAGTGGTGGCACTATATTGTTTTCTGCTGCTAGTGGAGCTTGGAAGTTTGCAGCAATTAAAGCTTTAGCAACAAGTGGGAGTAATAACACTCAGGGAGATTTGGCGTTTTCTACTAGAAACACAAATACTGATAGCACCCTGACTGAGAGGTTGCGCATCAAGGGTAATGGCAACGTTGGCATAGGCACGACGTCTCCTGACTCAAAGCTTCACGTACGCAACGATGGCACTGATGTTATTTTAGCTAAATTTCAATCTGATTTGGGATCTAACACTAGAGACTTCCAGATCAAAACGCCTACATCTGACAGTACAAGTGAGCCATTTAGGTTCACCACGAACAACTCATTTTCTTTTGAAATAGATTCTTCAGAAGCAGTAAGGATTAATGATGGTGGCAACGTCGGTATAGGAACAACGTCGCCTGCTAAGATGTTGCAAATAGAATCGACGGCAGGAAATCAGTTAAGGTTAGCGTACAACAGCAGCTTTTACTGGGATATCGAGCGTGAGGCCGCGACTGGTGCGTTGACTTTTTCCGATAGTGCGTCTGGAGAGATTATGCGCCTTGACGATACTTCTGGAAACGTAGGCATCGGCACGTCGTCTCCTGGAACTGCCCTTGAGCTTAGCAGATCATCAGGAAGCACTCAGATGACCATGAATGGCATTTCTGGTGGGTACAAGGACATTGTGTTGGAAACAAACTCCTCTGCTCGCTGGAGATTTGGGGCAGACAACGACGCTGAAAGTGGATCAAATGTTGGAACTGATTTTTATATCAATGCCTTTAGTGATGCGGGTGCATATTTAAGCAC